GACATCGGCTGGGCGTGCTGGCAGTCTGATGGTCGTATGTCAGGAACGACAGGACAGAACCGGAGAATCGAAGCGTTTCGTCTTGTTCCTGTCGGAGAAACAGACGTAGTAGTACATATCAAGGATGTAGGCGATAAAGAATACAAGAATATCTCCAAAGACACAATCCTTGGCACCACAGGTCAGAACAAGCGTATCGAAGCGATCAAGATTACCGGAAAAGATACGCCATATATCTACAGAGTTCATCAGAAAAACATCGGATGGACAGATTGGACATTCAACGGAAACTGGGCAGGCACAAAAGGAAAAGGACTGCAAATTGAAGCGATCGAGATCATGGCTGCTAAATTCCTTGTCAATCCGCACGTACAGAATAAAGGATGGTTAGGAGAGAGAGCTTGTGAGAATATCATTGGTATTACAGGACATAACCTTAGATTAGAAGCATTTAAGATTGATCCACTTGGCATGACAATTAAGGCAAAAGCGCACATTGAGGGTATCGGCTGGAAAGATTATGGCACGGTCACAAAAGACACGGTAATCGGCACAACTGGTCAGAATAAGCGTATCGAGTGCTTATGCTTTGACGGAGAATTTGAGTATCGAGTCCATGTGGAGAATTCCGGTTGGACAGACTGGACGAAAGCTGACGGCGTATCTACACTAGGTACAGTCGGACAGGAACTTAGAATTGAAGCTATTCAGTTTAAAAATTAAATTCAATAAATCAATCAGCCAAATTTTTGAAATCAGCCAAATTTTTGGCTGATTTTTTTATACATAAAAAAGCATTCTCACGCGTTAGATGGGAAAAAGTATAAATCCAAGCTGATAGAACAGCGAAAACAAATGTAGATACGGAGGTAATAACTATGACAAGAGAAGAAGCAAAACAGAATTTAATCGCGTTAGGGATTGAGGAGCCTACAGATGCCCAAGTTACGAATTACTTAAATCAGTTTCACAGTAACAGACCGGCTACGGCACCGAACCCAAATCCAGCACCAAAGCCGGAACATCAGCCGCAGCCTACACCGGCACCAGTTCCAAATCCACAGCCGAACCAAAATCCGTCACCACAGAACGATGACGAGATTGAGAAGCTTAGAAAACAGATTGATTCATTGCAGAAAGAGAATATCAAAAAAGACATTCGGGCATATGCAGCTGAAAAAGGTCTGACAGGTGAACAGGCAGATACGGTTCTTGCTGGATTTCAGGACAATCTGGAAATTGCGAAAGCAGCAATCGATTCAATGTCACAGATTATTGCCGAAAAAGAAACAAAGGCAGCACAAGCCAAGGAACAGGAAATCGCAGATGGTTCCATTAATCCTGGTGGAAATGCCGGAAGAAAAAAAGACGAAGAAAAGCCGGAAGATGTAGCAAATGCGGAACAAATCGTATTTGGCAATAAGGCTAGCGATCAGGCAACAAGAGATTACTACCTGATGAAGTAAATTTGGAGGTAAAAAAATGGGAAAACCAATTGTAAGAGATTTTACGCAGAGTAAAGGTATTTTGAAGTTTTTTCCTTATGAAGGAGCAGCTTGCGTAGTAACACAGGCGAGCGTAACAGTAGCTGATGAAAACGGTATGAAAATTGCAAAGGCGGGAACACCGTATCCATCCAATGATGCTGAATGCCTTGGATATCTTCTTGAGGACGTTGATGTTACACAGGGAGATGCACCAGGAACATATGTATATCAGGGAACGATTGATTGGGAAAAGGTGACAGCACTTTCAATTGCAGATGCAGCAAGAAAAGCGACTCCGAGAGTTACTTTTTACGGAGCACCAAAGATTTCAGAAGGTTAATTAAGGAGGAATAGCAGACATGGCATTACCATTAGCGAAAGCGTTTACAGCAAGAAGTCTTGGAGTTATGTGGGATAACTACAAAGCATCACTTGCACTTCCACCGTATCTTGGAAGACAGAAATTCGGAACCACAAAACAGGATTCACTTGAAATCAGATACATTGTCGGTGAAAATTCACAGCCGGTAGCACTGAAAGCTTCAAATTTCGACGCACAGGCTCCGTTAAGAGATGTTGGAGGATTCCAGGACATTCAGAACGAGATGCCGTTCTACAGAGAGTCCTACATGGTCACAGAGAAAGAAGAACAGCAATATGCAAATTATGCTTCAGCTGAAAATTCTTCTCTTGCAAACCAAGTTCTCAGACAAATCAGTAAGAAACCAATGAATTTGATCCAGGGAGCTATGGTTGTACCTGAGAGACAGATTTGGGAACTTCTTGCACCGGCAGACGGTGTACCGAAAGTTACCGTAAATATTGAAGGCAAAAAGTATGTGGTTGATTACACAACTGACAATGGAACAGTGCACAAAAAAGACCACTATATTGAAATTTCTGGAACATCTGACAAATGGGATGCCCCGGAGACAGCAACACCGCTTGATGACCTTATCAAAACAAGACGTGATTTCGCCAAGAAAACAGGATACTCTCTGACAAGATTTTCGATGAACACAGAGACTTTTGAAATGCTTCTCAATGCGGAAGATACAAAGAAACAGGTTCTTGGAATTACAGCATACAACGGCGGTATCCGAGTAAGACAGGAAGATGTACTTGCGTACCTGAGAGGATACGGAATCGAAATCGAAGTTTACGACAAGATGTATGTTGACGAATCCGGAGTAACTCAGTACTTTATTCCGAAAAACATCATCTCTTGCCAATCAGCAGGAGTATACCTTGGTGACTATGTTTTCGGTAGAACACCAGAAGAGAGAAGTGGAAGTCTCGCAAACGGAAACCTTTCTATCGTTGAAACAGGTATTGCTGTTTATACTTATGCTACAGAGCACCCGATCAATACACACTGCGTTGTGTCAATGATTGGCCTTCCGTCATTTGAGGGAATGAACAGCGTTGTTGTTATGAAAGTAGCGTAAGGCGGTGATTGTATGATTGCAACAAATGTAATCAAAATCGATGGAAAATGGTATAAAGCTGGCGAAGTAATCCCGGAAGAAATTCCGGGAAAATCTTCGTTTGAATTTAATTATACCAAGACAGATATTAACAGAATGAGTGTACAAGACTTACGTTCGTTAGCGACTGGTCATGGTATGAGCAATGTTGATTCGATGACTGGTGGAGAATTAAAGGAATATTTTATTTCGAAATTCAACTTATAAAGGAGAACAATTATGGCAGTGGCATATTCAATCAAGGAAAAGGTAACTGAATATTTCAATGACATTCCAGATCTGAAAGGTCAGGAGCCATCAAAACTCTTGATTGATTTTGTTATTGAAAAATATAAGCAGCAAAGGAACTTTCCTGTCAATTTTACTGAAAATCAGATTGAAGATGATATTCAAAGACATATAAGTACTATTGCTATGGCAGTTGTTGATTTGAAAATGAAAGAAGGAGCTGAAGGAGAATCGTCTCACAGTGAAAATTCTATAAGCAGATCATACGAAAATGCTTATATATCCAGTTCAATATTTAATGACGTACTTCCGTATGTTCATTCTTTATAGAAGATTGCGCGTGACCATATTGCCGATGCCAGCAAAATGGTCGCAGGGTATTAGCTAATTTGGTGGTGGGCAGCTAATGAAAATAAGAAAAAGGCAGGTAAATGATTGATGACTATTGAAATATCGACAGCAATCATTATAAGTGTGGTGTCAGTTGCTTTTTCCATTTTCTTCGGTTTGAAGAACAATAAACGTTCGGACACGAAAGATATCGAAGAAAGAGTTAGGCAGAACACACAAATCAATATGAAACTTGATAACATCTCTTCTTTGAGTGAGGACATCAAAAGTGAGATTTCTCAGATGAAAGATAAGCTTGATTCTCACAATGGAAGAATAATCAAACTGGAAGACAGTGTAAAGAGTGCACATCACAGAATTGACACACTGGAAAACAGAATGAATGGTGGTGAAGAATAATGGATATTTTTTCGATGGAAACCGTACTGGCAATTGTAGTTATTACTTATCTTGTTGGACTCGGAGCAAAGCTGTGTTCAAAAGTAAAAGATAATTATATCCCTGTTATTGTAGGTGTAGCTGGAGGAATCCTTGGGGTTGTTGGAATGTATGTAATTCCTAATTTTCCGGCAACAGACGTTCTTGATGCAATTGCAGTAGGAATTGTATCCGGACTTGCAAGTACTGGTGTAAATCAGATTCAGAAGCAAGTAAAGAAGGTTGATACCGATGCGAACACTGGACAGAAATAAACAGAAAATGCTGTATTCTTTGCAGACTGGGCGAAGTACGCCTATTTATGAAAAAGACGAGCAAGGAAACACTAAATACATTACCGTTGATGGAAGAGAAGTCCCAGTGGAATCTGGTGAATACGAACCGGAATATACGGAACCGACAGAATTCATGGCAAACATAAATTCTACCTTGACTGAAGCTTTTATAAGAGTTTTTGGTGTAGAGGATTCAGCGGACAAAGCCACTATTGTTTGTTCAAAAGGGGCATTGCCATTTGCCGTAGGGACTCGTATTTGGCGAAAATCAGCCGTTAAATACAAAGACACGGCAAACAATTTAAACGTAGATGCCAACACGGCAGATTACGAGGTTATGGCTACTAATGATGAACCGTTGAATGAGGACGCATTTCTACTTAAGAAGATAAGCAAATAGGTATAAAGATGGGAAAGGTAATAAAAGCAAATTTGTCAGTAAAAAGCATTACAGATGCGATTGAACAGATTAGGAAATATCAAGAAGAACTTGATTCGAAAGTAAAAGAGTTTACGAAACGTCTTGCAGAAGAAGGAGTACAGATTGCAAAAGCAAATGTTGTTGACCTTGATGCAGTATTTACGGGTGAACTTCTTGGAAGTATATCAAGTGAAGAAAGACCTTCTGGTAAAAATACATCTGTTTACGTTGTTAAGGCAGATTCAGACCATGCGATATATGTAGAAATAGGGACGGGTATGATGGGTGCATCATCACCATATCCAGGGAAATTACCTGTCGTGTATGCGCAAGGAAAAAAATTTATTACGCTTAAGGAGTCATTTGGAAAGTATCCAGCTGGTACATATGGATGGTTTTATTATAAAAACGGTCAATTTTTCTTTACTGAAGGTATGCCGTCGAGACCATTTATGTACAATACAGGAGTTGAATTAAGGGAGAAAATCGGAATCATTGCAAAGGAGGTGTTTGGGAATGGATAATTCATGGGTATTTGATTTAGAAACAAATCTGTTTTCTATTGTAAAAAATAAAGTACTCAATAAATTGAATAAGAAATTTCCAACCATTCACTTTACATTGACCGATGAACCAAAAGATGCGACCACAAAATACCCAACTGTATACATGCATGAAATGTCAGGATCAGAAAAAGCAAGAACTACCGAGGGACATACAATCAACGGAATTCAATATTCAATGCAGATTGAAGTAACAACAAACAAATCCCAAAAAGAAGCCAAAGCGGTACTAAAAGAGATTGCATTTGTTTTTAAAGATATGGGGTTTGAAATACAGCCATTTCCGGAAGCTAACAATGGTAGAGGAAATTACAGAAGCGTAATGAGAGTGAGACGCACTCTTGGAAATGATGACACACTATAGGAGAGCTGTAAGGCTCTTTTTTTGTTGCCTAAAAAGGCAGAAAGGTAGGTATAAAACATGGCTTCAACCAGTTACAAAGCGAGAGTTATTGTAAAAGAAATTGCAGATGCAACAGATTTATCAAAAGTTGATTTTGCCGGAACATACAAATTACTATGTAAAGCGAAGAGTATTCCGGCACCAGTATCAGCTCCGAACACCGTAGAATCTACAACTCTTGAGGACGATGCACAGACATTCGAAAAAGGTATTAAGACAACAGATTCGAAAGAATTTACCGGAAACCTTGAAAAAGAATATCTGGATAATATTGGAACAATGGAAGACAAACGTGTATGCATATTCCATCTGTACGGAACGGACGGTATTGGTTCCGTGGCTAAATATGCTTACGTGGCACAGGTATCTGCTACACCTTCAGATGTTGGTGGAGTAGATGAAATTGTTGAAATGTCAGTAACTGCTATTCCAAACACAGTGGCTAAAAAAGTAACCGATGAATACACCGTCGTAGATAATAAAGACGGAACATTTACTGTATCAAAGGGGTAACACGTTCTGAGCAAGAAATGTCGGTGGACGCTCAGAACAGTTATTATTACACCGACGAAACGACAATTTAATCAACAAAACGGAATGGGGTGGCCTTCGGGCTGCCCCTTCCCTATATAAAGAAAGGTAAGGTAAGGATTTATGGATACATTTAAAATTAACGAAACTACATGCGTTGCAAAAGATTTTGGATTTAACACGGTATGTGATCTTGAAAAAAGAGGAGTAACTATGGATGACTATTCAGAAACTCCGATGTCATTTTTGAGAGCATATGTCGGAATTTGCATGGGAGTAAGCAATGAAGTGGCCGGAAAGGAATTTGAGCAGCATCTTATCAAAGGTGGCCAGTTTGATAAGGCATTTGAAGTTCTGAAGAAGAAAATGGAAGAATCTGATTTTTTTCGTGCTCTCCAACAGAATGCAGAAAAGGAAATTGTTCAGGTTCAGGAACAAGCAGTGCCAATTACACCAGTAGCACCGGTTCAGACGGCACCTGTGCAGACAATGTAAAAAAATACAAATCCCAAAGAGAATTTTTTGAAAACGAGTGGTTCCCGGCAGCAAGTGTGCTTGGAATCACTTGGAATGAGTTCTGGAATATGAATCCACATATCATAAAAGTCATTGCGAAAGCAGATAAGGAAAGAATTAAAAGGGAAGACTATATTAACTGGATATCCGGTCAATACACGTTTTCAGCAATAGTTACTGCGATAGACAATGTTCTCAGAGGTAAAGCTGAGTATATTGAAAAGCCTATTCTTTGGAAAATCATCGAAGATTCAGAACTAACCGAAGAAGAACGAGAGAGAAGAGATATGCTTGCGGAAATTAGGGCTATGGATAAGTGGATTGAAAATGACAGAAAACTTGGACTTCCGGAGACAAGCATGTAGTAGAACAAAGAGGAGGTGAAGTTGTGGGTACAGAAGTTGATTCAATTGAGTTGCAAATAGAAACATCTGCTAAACAAGCGAACCGTTCTCTTACTGGAATGCAAGACAGACTAAAAAAAATAGCCAGTACGCTTTCTGAAATTGGCTCATTAGCTCCAAAATTAAACAACATTGGTGGAGTTGATATCAGTGGTCTTAAATCTTATCAGAAACATCTCGACGGTATTGTAAACAAACAAAAGAAGCTTGGTTCTACAACTACCAAACTGAAAGTTGATACTTCCGAGATTAAAAAAGCAGACCAAGGCTTTAGCGCATTGATGAGAAAATACAAGGATTCTAAGCTTAGAATTAACTTTGAAGCTATGAACGAAAAACAGCTTAATCGTGCAATTTCTAAGCTTGAATCTGGCCTGAATAGGTATAAGCAAAGTGTTTTCGACACTGTCGAACAGACAGGAAGTGCAATAAATCAGGGAAAAATGTGGGAAAAGAACATTAAAAGTATGTTCCAGTATAAAAACTCGTTGGCAGAAGCGATGAAAGCGAAAGAGGCTTTTAATACTGTAAAGCTTAACCCTGATTTAACTGTAACAAGAAATGGAGAAACACCGTATAGACTTTCTGATGGAGTGAAGGTACCAGAAGCAAATGAAGGGCTGTCTGAGAGTGCAGAAGTTTCAAGCGGATCTATTGAAAAAGAAGCAAAAAACTTGAACGAAATAAGTAGGCAAGCGGAAAAAGCATCGGCTTCGTTGGAAAAAGTTACAAATTCAAACAATACAGGTTTTTTCACAAAGTTTAAAAGTGGAATAAGTTCAGTTGCGGATTCAATACGTTCTTTTCCGTATAATCTTATGGAAAAACTTCGTTTGGACGATAGTTCATTAGGAGGTATGGAAAAGAAAGCTGTAGCGTTAAAAACAGCATTTCAAGCCATTTCTCCTGTTGCTGGAAAAGTATTTCAAACAATTTCGTTTGCTACTAAAAAAGCAGGAGCTGGAATGTGGAACTTTGCGAAAAGTGTAGCTTCAATAAAAAAATCACCGCTAAAAATCTTAAAATCTCTTGCATCTTCCTTAAGGGGAGTGAAAGATGAATCTGGAAACGCAAGAATGTCGTTGTTAAAAATGATTGGTTCATCTATTCTTTTTTCAACTATCTTTGGTGTGATCAGTAATATCAAGCAAGCTGTAAAAGAGGGTTCAGATAACCTTGTTCAGTACAGCTCTGAATACAATAATAGTATTTCCGGAATGGTTTCATCACTTCTATATTTGAAAAACGCTTGGGCTGTTGCATTTGCCCCGATTGTTAATGCAGTCGGACCGTATATTTCAGCGTTTATCGATATGATGGCGAGGGCTTTAAATGCGGTTGGTCAGTTTATGGCAGCTCTTACAGGGAAAGGAACTGTTGTACAAGCAAAAAAGGCATGGAAAGATTACGGCAAAACTATTAGTGACACTGGATCAAGCGCAAAAAAAGCTGGAAGTGATGCAAAAAAAGCTGCAAAAGATTTTCAAACATATACCCTTGGGATTGATGAACTTAATATTCAACAAAAGACAACAGATTCAAATTCTGATTCTGATAGTGGTGGTGGAAGTGGTGGAAGCTATACTGGACCATCTCCGTCAGAAATGTTTGAAACGACTTCGGTGGACAAAGGAATATCTGACTTTGCAGAAAAGATTAGGGAAGCTATCCAAAATGCTGATTGGAAATCTTTAGGAACATTATTAGGAGAAAAAGTTAACCAGATAACGGATTCAGTTGATTGGTCTGAACTTGGAAAAAAAGCTGGTTTTGGAATTAACGGGTTTGTACAAACAATATACTACACTTTAAAGACGATTGATTTTGTTGGACTTGGTAATGATTTAGCAAACTTTATAAATTCCAGTCTGGAACAGATTGATTTTAATACCTATGGAAGATTGCTAGTAAGGAAAATTACGGCCTTATTTGATTTTCTAATAGGTTTTTTGGGAAACTTAGACTGGAAATTGGTCACAAAAAGTATCAGTGACTATCTTATAGGGTCGTTTGAAGAAGCTCAAGAGTGGATTGCGGGAATAGATTGGTCTGAAATGGCGAAAGGGTTGTGGGAAAACTTGAAATCAGCTATTTCTGGCATCGACTTTGCCGGAATTGCAAGTAGTTTCTTTAGTCTTCTTGGTACTGCATTAGGAGCAGCAGCTTCTTTTGTGTTCACGCTTATGTATGAAATCGGAAAAGACATCTGGAACGGTGGTCTTGAGGGAATACTGTCGGCTATTAAAGGAATTGGAAGCTGGATAAAAAACAATATTTTTGATCCATTTATTAATGGCTTTAAAGATGTGTTTGGCATTCATTCCCCATCAACTGTAATGTCTGGAATGGGTGTTTATTTAATACAAGGACTGATAAACGGCGCAGCGTCCTTAATCGGAAATGTAGTTAAAAAATTCCAAGAAATCTATGGAAAGATTACCAGTATTTTTGAAAAGAATAAAATTACAAAATTTTTCAAAGACGGATTCCAGAGTGCTTATAATGCTGTAACAAGCATTTGGCAAGGAATAAGCAGTTTCTTTAAAAATATTGCAAACAAAATCATCTCTCCGATTGGTGATGCCGTGAATGGAATCATCAATGGTATTAACTGGGTTCTTGAGAAACTTAATTCCGGAACAAGATTGAAGAAATGGGACGTTCCTAAGTTTGCATCTGGTACAAACGGCGTGGGGAAAGACACAATCGGAATGGTAAACGACCAACCGGGTGGTACATACAAAGAAATGATTGTTCCTCCAAACGGAAAACCTTTTATTCCGAAAGGAAGAAATGTTGTAATGCCACTTGAAAAGGGAACGAAAATCATGCCGGCAAACCAGACAGAGGCACTTATGGGCGGTATGGGTGTTACTCATTATGCGAATGGTATTGGAGACTTCTTTGGTGGCGTATGGGAAAAGGCAAAAGATATTGCTGGTACTGTTGCCGATTATGTTGAACATCCGGGAAAATTACTACAGATAGCATTAAATAAGTTTGTAGACATTTCAAATCTACTTTCTCCTGTATCGGATATTGCGGGTGGAATTGTAAAAACAATTTTTAAATCAGCAAAAGACTTTATTGCAAACATGTTTAGTAGTAGTGGGGTATCCGGAAACGTAGCTTATAACGTATCAGCCGGAGTAGAGCAATGGAGAGCACTTGCCAAAAAGGCTCTTGAGCTGACGAATCAGTATTCGGAAGCTAATCTGAATGCTCTTCTTATGCAAATGCAACATGAATCTGGCGGTAATCCGAATGCTATTAACTTGTGGGACAGCAACGCGAAAGCCGGAATTCCGTCAAAAGGGCTTATGCAGGTAATTGACCCTACATTCAGAAGCAATGCATTACCTGGATACAATACGAACATCTACGATCCACTGTCAAATATGATAGCTGCTATTAGATATACGGTTGGAAGATACGGAAGTCTTAATGCCGGATGGACAGCCAGAGGATATAAAGGATATAAGTATGGTGTTGGTCGTATTGGACTATCAGACATTCTCCCTAAGTATACTGGTGGAGGATTCCCGGAAGATGGAGTATTCATGGCAAATCATGAAGAAATGGTCGGAAAATTCTCTAACGGTCGTACAGCGGTAGCAAATAATAATCAGATTGTTGACGGAATTTCCAAAGGTGTATATGAAGCCATGATTAAAGCGAAGTCTGAGGACACAAGAGAAACGGACTTATTACGAGAACTTATTGAAGCAGTAAAACGAGGAAGTAGGATAGTCGTTGACGGACGTGAACTTGTAAACGTTTATGATAAAAGAAAAAACAGAAACGGATATTCATTTACATAGTGTGGTGGCTTAATTGCTACCGCACTATTTTTTTAGGAGGAATTTGAGATATGGCTATGTCGGCATTCTTAAATGTGAACGGATACGACTTCCCGGCTCCGAGAAGAGGGTTCTCGTGGACGATAACAACAACTGTAGATGGTGGAAGAAATGTCAATAACGCAGTTGTCGGGCAAAGAGTTGGAAGGGATTTATACAAGCTTGACAATCTGGAATGGGTAGGCATATCTCCAGAAACAAGGCGTATGATGCTAAATGCTCTGAAACCGTTCTATGTACCTGTTACTTTTGAGGATATGGCGAATCCTGGAAAGATAATAACAGTAACAATGTACCCTGGAGACAGAAGCGGTCAACCTCTTTTTGTAAACGCATTAACACATATGGTTGAACAGGATCAAGTATTGAAATTCAACTTAATTGATGCCGGATGGGAGTGATAGTAGATGCAAAAGGCAAGTGACAAATATATAGAGTCTATGAAACTTCCATTCCGTAACAGGTCGTATATTCGTGGTTCGATTGGTATTATTAATTCAGAAGCGCAAAAGACAGCGAAGTTTAGTGATGATACAGAGTTCACCGCTTTTTCAAATGGAAATGATGTGTTCACAAAAAGAGCAGCAAAAGCAATCTACGCAACAGCGGAACAGGATTTTTCCAAGGTTGATGGCAGCATGTATTTTTGTCCTACTTTGAGCACAGCTAAATACATGGTGTCAGGTGTTGTAACCAAAGATATTAAACAGGCAGTCAAAATAACATTTGGCGGTGCCAGTTTTGATATTAGAGGACTTACGATTGATTTTGGAGATAATTACCCTACAAAATTCAATATCACTTGTGGAAGTGTGAATAAGGACTATTCCAACACATCATCCACCTTTGTTACGGAAGATGTATTTGAAAATGTAAGCGAGATTACGATTACTCCAAAAACAATGAAATATGGCGAAAACAGATTGCGTATCTATGCGCTTTACTTTGGAGTTGTTAAATACTTCGATAACTCGAATACCTTATCTTGCTCAATTACTGATGTTGTGTCACCTATTTCCGAAACACTTCCGAGTAGAGATGTGTCACTTTCATTAGATAATCAAGATGATTACTTCGATGCGGAAAACATTAAAAGCGCAAGTGGATTCTTGAAAGTAGGGCAAGAGTTAAAAATCGAGTTTGGATATGACATTGACGGAAAAGGTAATATTGAATGGCTTCCGGAGATAGTATCTTATCTGGATTCATGGAATTCAAATGACATATCGGTTGAATTTAAAGCCACGGACTATATCAGTTCACAGTCTAATAAATACTACCGTGGAGTATATGTAAAGAATGGCATTTCTCTTTACGAGCTTGCTGTAGATGTTTTGAAAGATGCTGGAATAAGTAATGATAGGTACGTTTTGGACGACTACTTAAAGAACGTTAAGGTCAAAAACCCAATTCCGGTTGTAAGGCACACGGAAGCATTGCAGACCATTGCAAATGCCGGAAGATGTGCTATTTTTGAGGATAGGAAAGGGAAAATAAACATCGTCCCGGCGTTTATTCCAAAGAAATCAATCTCGACAAATGGAGAGACTAGCTACAGTAAATCTTACAACATTCTGACAAATGATAAGAAAGATGCCTATGCGATCGCCAGTTATAATTTTTCGAGTGTTGATGGCACGTTGCTGTTTTTAGACCCGAATGATGTTAAAAATACAGGGTACATAAGTAGGGAAGTTTCTACGGGAGATAATAAATTCATTCTCGGGAATCCAATTATTACTTTTACTTCGGAAGCAGAGTTTCGTGCATACAACCTTTATATGCAATTTAGAGGCATATCTCCGGAACAGTTCGTGATAAGAACATATCTAAAGGGTAAGTTGCAAGAAACCATCACAAAGGACCTTTTCGAAGAGAAAACAAGGGTTTATGGAAAACTTAAAACTACTATGTTTAAAAAACTAGACCCTAGTACTGGTAAGTTTTTATCAACTAACGTTTCGCTAGCTGGCACATATTATGCTTCGGATTACATTGAAATAACAGATGATGTTATCTCCATTCGCTTTCAAAATGATGGAACTAGTTATTTCAATTTTTGCATATATGATGCTGATAAAAACCGGCTGGAAGGAGCTGGTGGAGTAGAGAATACACTTTTTACTCCTACAGAGAAAAGCAAGTATTTTGCGATTTCCTACTGGGTAGATAGTGGAAGGTCTGACTATCCGAAAATTACGGAGACATACAAGGCACCTTTCAGTGGTGGTTCGTACAAACTGGAAAAAGACTTTGGTTACATTGATAAAGCAGAGATCGAATTTACGAAAGGTGCAAAAAACGCGAGAGTTGCGGTTGATTATCTTATGATTGGCGACCCGGCAAACTACACAATTCGCAGAAATGATTTGAGCGATTATCCAGAGTGTACGCTTGAAAATAGGGCACACAAAGTCGCTCTTGTGAAAACTGTCTACTCCGAAACTTCCGAAGAAAGTAAAGAAATCGTGAGTGAAAACGTTACGGTTACAGAAAACAATCAAGTACACGAGATATATTTCAGTAATGCATCCTACGGTCTTAGCGTAGCAACAAACAACACGGCGATTAAGGCTGAAATTGTGGAGTGGGGAAACTTTTACGTGAAAGTAAAATTCACTGGCGTTACCGCAAGTGCGGACGTGACGGTAACGATTTCTGGAAAAGAATACGTTGTAACGCAGAAAACAGATATGGCAAATACGAGTGAAAAATATCAAGAATGGGAAAACCCTCTAATCAGTGAAGATTCTCCGGAATTGGAAAAATGGATTGAGGACTATTATTCAAGTGTGATTGATTACTCTTTGGAATGGCGTGGAGACCCTAGAGTTGATGCAAATGACGCGTTTTATCTTGAAAAGAAAAACGGAAGGACAGCACTTATTCAGGCTTACGAAAACGAGATTGAGTTTAACGGAAGATTCAGTGGGAAAATTAAAGCAAGGCAGGTGGATATGTAATGGCATGGAGTACACCAAAAACAAATTGGAAACTCTATTCAAAATTTAATATTGAGGACTTCAACAGAATCAAAAACAATATTGCGTATTTACATGAAATTGCTGTGGCTACGCTTGGGATGTTTGATATCGAAGACATGGGTTCTGATATGGACAATTATGCTAGCTATTGGAATGTAGATCATTTTAATGCGATTGAACATAATTTGCTTTCGATTGCGAATAAAGTTTCCACAAAAGACTATGGACCATATCAGACATTCTACGCAAATGGTATTTTCATCGGGTATCAAGAACTGAACAGGATAGAAAAAGCCTGTGCGGAATTAAAGACAATGATTGAAGATCAGGCGAATATGGTACGTAGAATTCCATTCAAACTTGGAAGATATAAGGAGGAGAGGTTCTAATGGCTTCAAAAGCAACTTTAAAAACAAACTACAAAAACGATGCATACTCTGGAAATCGAAAATTCAAAATGACGAACAATAGTGACGGAACAGTTTCCTTTGAAGACGTTACTCCGTACACGCAGACTGGCGATAATTTTGGCGCAGCTGAACTTAATTCATTCGCTGAAGCTATCAACGAAAGTGCAGATAAGAATGACTTAATGAATGATTTGGCTGGCATAAATTCGAATCAAGGCGTAAGTAAATTTGTTGGAGCACTTGCCATAAAAACACTTATGTCAAAACTTAGTCTTCCGTTTGCTGAATCAGACACGGTCGGTGGCGTAACGTGGGAAACGTCACATATAACCAGTTTCGTAGAAGACATTAACTATGCCTTTATTGTTACTGTATCTGCGACTTTAGATTCTAATAACAGCAAACAAGAGATAACTTGCAAACTTAATGACGTTATCATTGGACAGGACGGAAATAACAATAAAATATCGTCTGTTTTTATGGGATTGTGCAGTTATGGTGATACAATCGCTGTTTCCAGTTATAAAGATTCTGGTTCATGGACAAAGTTTCAGTCAAGAGTATTATGTTTCCCAGTTGCCGTTAGGGGGTAAAAAATTATGAAAAAGAAAACAAGAAAAAGAATTTTAGCTTTAGTGTGCGTACTTGTGTTATCACTCACAAGTGTAACGCCCGTCATGGCATGTACGCCACCACTTAAACCGCCATCCGTAGAAATTCCGGATATCAACTTTGAGCCAGATGATGCTCTGAAAGAAGCAATCAACAATGCTGCGAAGAACTGGATTGAGAAATGCATCCTCGGTACTCCGACAGTGGAATATGCATCGTATTACAAGAGTTCATCAAGGTATTTTAACTACAGCTACGTAGCGGTCAAATGGTCAGAGGTCGAAAACGCAACATCTTATAAGGTAAGAATCACAAAAGCTGACGGAACGTGGAAAGAATACGACACGAATTATACAGCATTTTACTCTACCAATTACACTGATGATTTTATTGCAGATGGCATGGACGGAGCCACGGTGATGGTCAAAGCTTATGGCGATAATGATACATTCGGCTGTTGGTCAGACGATGCTGAAGTAACAAAATACGGCTTTTAAATAAAAAAATCCCAGTCCGGCAAACGGGCTGGGTATATTATCTTCGCAATACAGCGATCACGATTCCGAATACTATCCAATTCTTTATGTCGGAATAATTTTTTGTATCAATTTCTATGATATCCCCATATCCGTTTATAGGTTTCATTTTTCACGTTCCTCCTTGTCTCATTCGTCTTATATAACATTTCCCAGACTGTTTATTGACAAGAATGCATGTATCACCGTCTCTTGGTGGTTTCTTTGATACACAAACAATATCGCCTTTTACATAAACAGGGGTTAAATGATTTGAATTTATCCTTATTCCACAGTGCAATTTTTTTCCGTATTTCTTAATATATTCAGGGCAGTATATTCGCTGTTCATTTGAACTATCAAGTATCATGCCATCTTTCATGTCACCAGTAAGCACAAAAACATCTAGCATATTATCCGATTCTTTTTCATCAGCTTTCATTTCAAGTTCAAAATCAATTTTTCCACTAATATAAGCTTTTTGACGTTCAGTTAATAGCCTGTATTTTTTCAATATTTCCAATTCCATACTATCCAATTCCAGTAATTCAAACAATAATCTACCAGTAAGACTGTATATCTTTGGCACGAGTGTAATGTCTACAGAGCTTGTCCGACGAGAGATTATGTTTTTGTACGTTGAAGACGAAATGTTTAAAAGCTTGGCGAATTCTTGTTGTGAATATCCCAACTTAATTCGTTCAATTTCGATATTTTTTGCAAAATTGTCTAATAAATCAAGATTTGTCATACAATTGCCCCCTGTCTTTGGTTAGAATATTAATCTTAATTATTAAATTAAATAAAATCAAGTTGCTAAAATTAGATAAGTAAATGCACCACCTTTATAGTATTATTGAATAAAGAAATTTTATAACAGTATTAAAAACTTGTCAATACTTAACAAAGGAGGAATTTTCGTGACGGTAAAAGAAATCAATCAGAAAAGCAACGACAGATGGAGAAAAATGTACTTATCAGAAATCAAGAGGATGTTATTAAAAGTTAACGATGTAAAAACGATGCACTTCATTTATGTAATAATAAAAGATGCGCTTGAAGATTTAGATGGTTGATAAACAGAAGATATGTTCTACAATTTAAACCATCACAGCATCGGAACTGGAGGGATTCATTTGGATGAAGTAAAGTGGTACCAGGAAAAAATAATGGAAATAGTGCGAGGAAAAACTAGCATTACATGGCTAAGATTAGTATACATATATGTAAAAGGATTAAAGAAATAAATAAAAAGACAAGGGTTTGCGCACTGCCCTTGTCTTTTTTCTTACTTCCCATCAGAAATAGAATCAATTAATTTTTCTAAAGCATTCCAACCAGCATCATCTAAATTTGATAAAGCTGATATTAAGCGATGCTTAAAATTTTTATCATCTAAACTCTGAATGTCTGAAAGCATTTCTGAAATTTTTTCATCTTTCGTAATTGGTAAAAGCATTTCACCGTTTCCGGTTCTCAACCAAAATTCACTTATATGGAAAACTTGGCAGATCAAAGCAATAGCTGCGTCACTCGGAATACTTCTTCCCATTTCGTAAGTTGCTACTGTATTTCTTTTTACTTTAATTTTATCAGCAAATTCTTGTTGAGTAAGATTGTAATACTTTCTAATTTCTTTTATTCTTTCGTTCAATTTTTCACACCTCCTTTCATGTAAATTAATATAGCACAAAATGTTGAAAAAATCAACAAATAATTATTGACAAAAGTTTGTAACCGACATATAATAGTTTTATAATCAACAAGGAGGTGAAAAAAAATGAAACATGAAATCCAAAAAATCGAAATCAAGCCTAGAAAAGAAGGAGAAGCAATATCGAATGTGCACTTGTTTATTAACGGAACAGAAATACGCAACATAAGAAAGCTTGAGTTTAAAACAGAGCCTAATTCAGTTCCGACATTAACTGTAGACTTAAATGCATTTGATATTTCGATTGACTCAAAATGTTTGATGTATCAGGAAGGAGTTGGAGCTATTAATTTCATTGAGCCTGTATAAGAAGAAATATAATGTGGAGAAAAAATACACCCAGATGATACAAATGACCATCTGGGAGAAAAAATTAGATTTTACTTCCGATACAAATGTTATTGGAAGCAAGGACAGAGCAAACATATTGATTGCATTTGTTGCCGCTACGCTTATATTTGCAATCATACGTTCCATAGTATTTTTCTGAAGATTCATTAGTATCAGAAGAAATGATATTAATAGAAATCGAATAATCAGAAGATTGTTGCTTGCAGTATCCACATATTATTTTTCTTCCTATAGTATTCATAAGATTCACCTCCCTATAAGTTTTATAGGGACATTATAACACAGAAAGGAGGATATCACATGAGCGAGAAAGAAAAAGCTATTGTTGAAAAAATCAAGAAAGCTATTCCTAAAATGTCAGAATTTGACAAAGGATACTTTTTGGGGAAAGTTGAAAACCTTGCTGATGAAGGAAAAAGCAAGGAGGAAGACAAAAGTAGAGAAGAGACCAAAGTATAAGAAAGGAGAGAGTATGAAAAAGAACGTAATCGTAATAACAGATCACGAACTTACGCCGGAAGAAAGGAAAAATTATTCTAAAGACCATCCAGGTAGTAGATTATGTTTCAGATTAAGATTTCCTAATTTTCCGCTGTATGTTCAGTCTATCGTATTAGTGATTGGAATCATCGGATTAGTGGTTGAAACCATCGTATTAGTGGTTGAAATCATCCTAATAATTCAGAAATGTATGGCAGTATAAGCGACAAGGGGGTGACAAAAATGTATGAAATTTTAAAAGAGTTGAGAGAAATAAAGAATCTGCTCCGTAAGATTGTGGAAAATACAGAGCAGATTCATTGTATCACTTTGGAAAACGAAAATAAAACTTCTAAAAAAAAGAAATTTAATTTTCGTTAATCCGTATAAGCGACAAGGAGGAAGAAAGGAGTGAAAAGATGGCTAAGGTAAAGAACAAAAAATCTGGAAAAGAAATTAAAAGATTCTTATTAACAGACAAATATGGAAATTCAAGAATTGCCGTGAAAGATGAGAATGACAGGTACTTAAAATTAGAATATTTTATTGAGCATATTGGCTTTGACATCATTGAAGGATATGCAGATGTAGTAAATGGCGATAAGAAAATTAACGAAACTAACTTGGAACTTTCAGTTAAAGTTCTTACCGCCCTTTCATCCGCTGTGAAGGCAGTAAAATGTTAGAAATTATGCTTCTTAAACGGATGATGAACTGCTTCTACTTTTGCTAAAGAAGGTTCTGTAGATTTTATATTTTCGATGATTTCTGAGTAGTATTGGTCGTACATTTTCTTAAATTCATCGAAAGAACCGGTAAATCCACAACACTTAGCTATTGCATAGGAAGAAGCAAGTTGTTTGTTGTCCATTTTAAATTCACCTCCTTATAAGTTTTATAGGGACATTATAGCACAGAAAGGAGTAGCACAAGTGAACACGTTAAATATTATACCGGTGTGGATTATAAATACACTTTTTTGCATTATGTCATATTGGCATGGAAAAAGTGAATACGGCTGGGGGATTGTAGGATTGCTAATGAATATTATGTTGGGATTTGTCTTCGCTTTTCTTGCAGTAAAAATGCCAATATTTCTGTAACTCCATTTATCAGATGTATGAATTATATCACAACAGAAAGGAGACAAGATGAACGAATTACAACAAACCACAAGTTTTCTCACACCAATAGAAGTTGAACTCGGTGTAGATGAAAACGGAATGACAACGGCAAGAAAACTTTATAGTTTCTTAGAACTTGATGCAAGCCATTATTCAAGATGGGTGAAATCAAACATATTGGATAATGAATTTGCAACAGAAAATGAGGACTATTTTTACTCGCCATCAATGGCGAATGGTAAAGGAAACTTTGCAGATGATTACCGGTTGACCGCTCACTTCGCAAAGAAACTTTCCGTAAAAGGAAACGGAGAGAAAGCGGAACAGGCGAGGGAGTATTTTGCGACAGTTGAAGAACGTGTAAAGCAGAAAGCAATCGATCTGTCACAGCTTTCACCGGAATTACAAATGTTTAATAAAATTTTCCAGTCAGTAGCGGAACAGCAGTTGGAACAGAAACGGCAAGCCGAGAAAATTGCGGAAGTCGAAAACAGAGTAGATTCCATAAGAGAAGTAGTTTCGCTGAATACAACTTCGTGGAGAGATGATACAGGAAAGATTTTGAAGAAGATCGGATTGTCGCTTGGTGGTGGTCAGTCTTACAGCCAGGTAAGAAACGAAAGCTACGAATTACTTCAGAAACGATTCGGAGTAAACCTTGGACAGCGATTGACGAACAAAAGAAGAAGGATGGCTGACGAAGGAGTAAGCAAGTCAAAGAGAGACAAGCTATCTTATGTTGACATCATCGCAGACGATAAAAAGTTAATCGAGGGATATACAGCTATTGTGAAAGAAATGGCTATCCATTACGGAGTTGCTTAACATTATATCGCAGAAAGGAGAAAAATGAAACAACCAAAAAAACCGGTTAGGTGGCAAAAGGAATGTATGTCGTCGTACAACTTAAATTGCAAGGATTGGTCAGTTGTCAGCGAGTCAGAAAGTTATCTGAAAATTATCAACAAAAAAAGCGGAAAACTGAAATTTCTTGATAAGTACAGGAGAAAAAGATATGCGATATAGGGAATATCTTAGGCTGTTGAAAAGAGCCGAACGAGTACAGGAAGTTGATGAAAACCTTGGTGGTATCGCAGCTGCTATAGTACCAATCTTGATGGCTACATTGATGTGTGCGATGTATTTCGCGTTTGGCTACAGATAGGAAGTGAATAATATGAGGACATCCAAATTTGACAGAATAATTGAGGAATTGGAGTCGCTCGAAAGAGTGGATGAAAAATTCGAGTACAACAAATCGCAAGCTATCTCTTACTTGAAAAATTGTGCTGACAGGTTGGACGAGCTTGGAATAAAGAGCATAAAAAAACGCTCTTGCCGGACGAATACGGTCAAGGGCACAGAAAAAAGCAAAACCAAATTATAACACGGAAAGGGGAGAAAGACAATGACAATCAACAATGACTGCATAACGGTAACGATACCTACTGCTAAATATGAAAAGCTTCTTGATAGCCAGACGAAGTTACAAATCATTGAAAGACTTGCAAAGAGAGAGCGTACATCATACCTTGATGTATCGGCAGTCCTTTGCATCTTGGGAGTTGAAAGAGAGGAAAATGGTGATCCGGAATGATCGAGGGATACGATGAATGGAAAACCGCACTTCCAGACGAACCGAAGCCAGTAGCGTATTGCGATATCTGCGGTGAACCACTGTATGAAGGGGATTACATCACGGATATTTGCGGAGAAAACTGGTGTGACGATTGTCTGAATGAAAGGTTAAGGAGAATGCTATGAATTTAGAAGGAATTAACGTAACACTTCCTATTCAATTGCTTTTCAAAATCATGGAGAAAGCAAATGAGACAAATATTATAAGAAAGCAGATGAAAACATATCTGGATAATGAAAGTTTTCCAGATAGAGAATTAGTTGCGCTGATCTGTGGAGTTGATGTGGAGGAGAAGAAATAATGCAGACAGGAATAGTAATGACACAGAGTGAATACAGAGCACATTCTGGTTTGTCGTCTACTGATATCAAGAGGATGGCACAGAGCATGGCTCATTACAAATATTTTCATGACAATCCAGAAAATAAGGATACTCCGGCTCTACAGTTTGGACGAGCATACCACAAGTATTGTTTAGAGCCATATGATTTCTACAACGAATTTGCGGTAGCTCCAAATGTAAACAGGCGAACAAAAGCCGGTAAAGAAGAATGGGAAGAATTTGTTGAGGAAAACAAAGGAAAAGAAGTTATTTCTGAAGAGATGTACGAAACAATAGATGCGATGAGAAATGCTTTGTATTCCACTCCATTTGCAAAAAAACTTATATACGGAGAGCACGAAAAAAGTTTTTTTTGGATTGACAAAGAAAGTGGTTTCGAGTGCAAGTGCAGACCTGATAGCTTTGGAAAAGTAGGAGGGCAACCGATATGCGTTGACCTAAAGACTTGCCAGTGCGCAGAAACAGAGAAGTTTATGAGAGATGCCATAAAGCTAGGATATGATATACAAGCGTCACATTACTGCGCTGGTCTTAAAGCAAATACCGGACTTGATTTTGAATTTGTATTCATAGCGCAAGAAAAAAATCCACCGTATTGCGTGAATATTTTACAAGCAGATGAATTTTTTATGAGATCAGGCAACGAGGTGAGGGCTTCTCTTCTTGAGACATATAAGGAGTGTTTGGAAAAGAACGATTTTCCTGCGTACATGGGATTTAAGGATGATATTAAAATAAGCAGTCTTGGACTCCCGGAATGGATGAAGAAAGCTTATGGATATGATGAAGAAAGCGAGGAAGAATAAATGGAAGACAAAAAACAGACAGAAGTTGCTGTACAGGAAGAAAAGAAGCCTGTTGAACACAAAAACAACAACAAGGTTACTGATTATAGCCTTGGAATCTTCGGAACGTCCGACAACTTTATTATGGCAACGCAAATGGCAAAGGCGCTTTCTTCGAGTACGATTGTTCCACAAACTTTTCAGCGAAATGATGCAAACTGTCTGATTGCTATATCACAGGCGCAAAAATTCAACATTGACCCGCTAATGGTAATGCAGAATTTGTATGTAATACAAGGAAAACCGACATGGAAAAGTAGCTTTTTAATTGCAATGATTAACAATTCTGGGAAATATGACATGGAATTGCAATTCGAGGAAGCTGAAAAAGGTGGAAAACCGTATTCTTGTAAGTGCTGGACAACCAAAGACGGAAGAAGAGTTGACGGTATTAACGTAACAATGGATATGGCAGATGCAGAGGGTTGGACTAAAAAGAATGGTACAAAGTGGAAAACATTACCGCAGCTCATGCTCAGATACAGAGCAGCGTCTTTCTTTGCAAATCTTAACTGCCCTGAGATTACAAGTGGTCTGTACACAAAAGAAGAAATGCTTGATAACGATTTTTATACAAATAAGACATCTAACAAAAAGAATTTGAACGATGTACTCAAAGAAGACAACGAAGTAGATGCAGTTGATACTGTTGCTGAAATTACAGACATTGAGGATGGTGAGAAATAGTGGAATATCATGTAACCGTAAAGGGTTTTAAGAGTGGTTTAAACGAGCTTTTATCCGGTAAAGTGTACGATCACAGGACGAAGAAGTACCGGAATATCATAAAAAACAGAAACGATGCCTTGTGCATGAAGTTTATCAACCTTAGCAAACTAAAAGGTAAAAGAATCGAAAAACCGATTATAATTCATTACCGGTTTTATGTAGAAAACAAGATGCACGATCGTATGAATACTGCATCAGCGTTCATCAAATCATTTGAAGATGCACTACAGAAGTGCAGAATTATCTGTAATGACGGGTATGACGACGTTCTTACTCCGACTTTATACTTCGAGGTTGACAGGCAAAACCCTAGGGTAGAGGTAACTGTAGAGGTGGTAGAAGATGAATAAATACGATGAGTCATACATTGGAAAAAGATTCGGTCATCTTACTGTAGAAAGAGTATATAAAAAGCGTTTTCCGACAACAGGAAAAACACAATCGATGTTTTTATGCAAATGCGATTGTGGAAGAATAAAAGAGGGAATCGCTTCTCTTGTTGCAAACGGATACATGGTAAGTTGCGGATGTAATTTGAAAGTAAAGGAAAAAAGGAATCCGCAAAAAGATTCAAGACCGGAATTATGTTGCCACCCAAACTGCTTTAATTGTCCTTATCCCGATTGCCGGTGGAACGGATTTCTTTCAAGCGACAGGAAATATGATATAAGAACGATATACATGAAAGGGGAGAGGGCTGTTGGCTAAAAAAAGAATGTTCAACATGAATGTTGTAGATTCTGATGCATTTCTCGATATGCCATTATCTACTCAATGCTTATATTTTCATCTGAACATGAGAGCGGACGACGATGGATTTGTTGGGAATCCAAAGAGAATTGTGAGGTTGATAGGATGCAGCGACGATGATTTGAAGCTTCTGATAGCGAAAAGATTCGTTTTGTGTTTTGAAGATGGCGTGATCGTAATTAAACATTGGAAAATGCACAATTGTATTCAATCTGACAGGTACACACCAACGGTATATCAGGAAGAAAGAGAGATGCTCCTAGTTAAGACAAACAAGTCATATACGTTCGCAGAAAATAACATCACCCAAGAATGTATACAAAATGTTTCCAAAGATATAGATAAAGGTAAAGATATAGACATAGATTTAGAAAAAAATAATAAATATATCGGAGAAACTGATTCCAAAATATCGGATGCACGTCGATGTTTGGACGCTTGGAATACACTATCACAGCACGGAATAAAACCAGTTTCCAGAATGTCTAGTAATTCCACTAGGTTTAAATGTTTGGTTGCCAGAATAAGCGAATACGGCGTTGACAATGTACTTAAAGCAATCGAAAAGGTTGCACAAAGTGATTTTTTACAAGGCAAAACAAATGCAAATGCTGGATGGTTCAATTTTGACTGGTTTGTTAAGCCAAATAATTTTCCGAAGGTACTCGATGGAAATTACGATAACAAACCTAATACTTCCGGTGCAAGTACGAAAATTCCGAACGATAACACTCAGTCTGGACAGTTTGGACATATTGTAGAAGATTTGATTGGTGGTGGTCTTATTGAATAGCCTTGAAGTAAAAAAATTGTTTGCAATTATGATGGCTACATATCCTAATTTTAAGCTTGTTGATGTGGATTTCGCTGCAAACACATGGGCGAACATCTTATCTGATTGCACATACGATCAAGCATCTTTGGCACTAAAAGCATACATTCGGTCGGATCCTTCTGGATTTGCACCTTCTCCTGGACAACTGATTGACAAGATGCAAAATTTTGTTTCCGAAAAAGAATTAAATGAAATTGAAGCGTGGTCATTAGTAAACAGAGCCATAAAAAATAGCGGGTACAACTCTGTGGAAGAGTTTGAAAAACTTCCCGGAACAGTAAAAAGAGCAGTAGGAAGTCCAGAACAGTTAAGGGCGTGGGCTTTGGACTGTAGCTACAACGAATCGGTTGTTTCTTCTCAATTTATGCGGACATACAGAATA